ATTACATCAGGTAGTTCTGATTCAGGAACAAATGCAGTTATTACTGGAACAGATGTTCTTGGTAATGCACAAAGTGAAACTTTAGCTTTAGGTACACTAGAGTCTTCAGTTAAAATTTATAAAACTGTTACATCTGTTGTTTTAGATGCGGGTTCTGCAGGAACTATCGCTGTAGGAATACTTGAAGCTGGTTTAACTTCTTGGGCATTGAGATCAATGTTCAATGCTGAACCATTGGCTCAAACATCTACTACAGTTAATAAAAACTTAGCAAACAATATTGTGATTCCAGCATGGTCTAGAATTACAAATATTAATATGATTGTAACTACAGCTTTTGATACAGCTGGATTTGATTGTCAACTCGGTGCTAACGTTGCGCAAGCTTCGGGTGCTACTTTAAACAGTCATGATCTAGATTACTTTTGTGGTTCTGCAACTGCTGATCTTAAAGGATTAGCGAGTCATCATATCCCAGTTTTTTGGATTCAGACTACAGCTCAGCAAAACAATTGCTTAAACGTATCTGATGATGATGCATCGGGCTATGAAATTGACAAAGCTCTGATACTTACTGGTCATACCGACGATATCTTAACTACAGGTGAAGCTACGTTAAGTGTTGAGTGGTTGCAAAAAGTAAACGCAACTAACTAATAAATTTGTTCTAAGCTCCTTCGGGAGCTTAGACATATTAGGAGAAAATTATGGGAAACGTAACAAGTGTAAAGGCGAAATTTTTTGAACCGCAAGGAGTGAGTGCAGCTTTAGTGTCTGCATCCGCTGCAGCTACAACTTTAGTTATAGCTGACGGAGGACCTTATGGAAATCTTACGGAAACAATAACTTTATATTCAAGTGCGGATAATAGTGGAAATGATTTCACGATTACAGGAACTGATGGAAATGGAGATGCTCAAACAGAGGATCTTACAGGTCCTGGAGCATCTGCAACAGTAAATTCTGCAAATAAATATTTGACTATTACGAGTATTGTTTCTGATGGAGCTATTGCAACTGATATTCAAGCAGGAATATTGGGCACAGGAGCACTTACTGGAACTGTATTCGCAGGAAGAACAAGAATCAGAGGATTAACAGGTACAAGTAAAGCTTCGGCTGGAAATGTAGTTTTTAAGAATACTTCAATAACAGGAAGTAGCTTATTAACGATTCCTTTAACAGGGGCAGTGTCTTCTATAGACCCTTATGTTCCTGATAATGGGGTACTGTTTAAGGCGGGTGCTTATATTAATTTAACCGCTGCTGATATTACAGGTATAACAGTATATTACGACGGTTAATAAGGAAACTGTATGGCTAACGTTACTTCAGGAACAGCAACGTTCGGGAAAACGTTTGCAATTGATGATATTATTGAAGAAGCCTTTGAGAGATGTGGTATTAGAGGAGTCGCTGGTTACCAGTTAAAAACTGCCAGACGCTCTTTAAATATTATGTTTCAAGAGTGGGCGAACAGAGGTATTCATCTCTGGGAAATCGCAGATGGTTACTTAACTCTTGTCGCTTCTACTAATCAATACATTGGTTATCGAGCAAGCTCTGATGGAACTTCAACTTTATTAAATAGTGCAGGTGCCGCTTTATATGGCACCGATGATGTTTTTGAAGCATCTTATAGAAGTAGCGCAGGTACAACAAGTCAATCCGATAGTCCCTTAACAAAAATTTCACGATCAACTTATTCTGCTTTATCAAATAAATTAGCATTAGGACAACCTTCACAATACTGGGTTCAAAGATTTATAGATAAAGTTACAGTTACTTTATACACAACTCCAAGTGCGAGTCAGGCTGGAGACAGAGTTCAATTTTATTACATGAGTAGAATAGAAGATGCAGGCGCTTATACAAATGCAGCTGATGTTCCTTATTATTATATTCCCTGTATGTGTGCAGGTTTAGCTTATTACATCAGTATGAAATATAATCCCGAAAGAACACAAAATTTAAAATTATTATACGAAGATGAATTACTAAGAGCGGAGGCAGCAGATGGGTCCGAGAGTAGTACTTATATTACTCCGAAAACATATTATCCATCCAGCGCATAATTATGGCTCGATTTGCACAAGGAAAATTTGCATTAGCAGTTTCAGATATTAGTGGACAATCTTTTCCCTGGAATGAAATGGTTACTCAATGGAATGGATTGTTTGTACATTATTCTGAATTTGAATCAAAGCAACCCCAACTCGATCCTAAACCCAGTGCAGCGGATCCTACAGCTTTAACAAAATCAAGACCTCAACAACCTTCACCTGCTTCTTTAAGATTTTTATCTTTTAATCCTTTAACGACTTATGCGGCAGCTTCAGCATTGATCAATGTTTATTCAGTCGATCATCAAAGAAGTTATGGAGATACCGTAAGATTTAGAGGACCTCCGACGACTTCTCCTGGAACAGGAAGTGCTGATACGGTAGGAGATGATGGTCCAGTTGCGGGGAGTCCCGTTCCTGGTTTTGCAAGTATTGCAGACATCGATGGAATATCTGGAGCGACGATTTGTGGAGCCTCAGGTTTTTCAGTCGTGCCTGGAAAATATACGAGTGTCACGACAACGTTAGCGGCAGCCATTACAGATACGACTACAACAACCGGAATTACGTTAACAAGTTCAACTGATTTTAAAACGAGTGGACCTTTTGTTCCTACGATTAATAATCCAAGTGGAACTCCGACGAATGCTATTTTAGTGGGAACTGAAATTATTACTTATACAGGAATTAGTTCCAATGTTTTAACAGGAGCTAAAAGAGGAGCTCATGGATCAACGGCGGCTACGCATTTAATTTTAGCAGCGGTACGAAATCTTGTAACCCCAGATAACTATTATTATTTCAATAGTGGTGGAACAGCAAGTGCTGGACAAATCAGTGGAGGTGGTTATAATACCGCTTCAGGACCAGTAACATTAAAAGCGATAGGACCACAATAATATGCCATCAGGATTAACATACACTTTAGATAATTTACGAACTGATATCAGAAACTATACCGAAGTAGGGAGTACAGTTTTTAGTGATAGTGTTTTAAGTCCATTAATTATTAATGCTGAAAATAGAATTTACCGTTCTTTTGATGCGGATTTAGAAAGATCCTACGCGACTTCAACTATGATTATTGGAAATCGATATGTGTCGATTCCATCCTATTTAAGAGTCATAAGATATATTCAATTAACTAATGATGCTGGAGATCAAATTTATTTAGAACAAAGAGACCCTAGTTTTATGGCAGAATATTATGCGACTCCAAGTTCGGCTTCCACTAGTATCCCTAAATATTATGCAAATTGGGATGAAAATTATTGGGTTGTAGCTCCTACGCCAGATACCGCTTATGCCATTACGATGGCTTTTAATAAAGAGCCAATAAGTTTAACAAGTACTACATTACCTGCCGCCGCTCCGGCAGCGACAAATGGAACCTATGTATCCAATAAATATCAGGATTTACTTTTATATGCATGTCTGGTAAATGCATATGGATACTTGAAAGGCCCGATGGATCTGTTACAACACTATCAAGGGCTTTATAAAGAAGCTTTAGAAACGTATGCGACTGAACAAATGGGTCGTAGACGCAGAAACGAATATCAGGATGGAGTTATTCGTATTCCTATTAAATCGGAATCACCATCAACTTTTTAAGGAGATAAAAATATGGCAAACGTAATACCTTATGCATTTCGTGGAGAGTTATTCACTGGAACACATAATTTTGCATCTGGAGGAGATAGTTTTAAATTAGCACTTTATACATCTAATCCCTACAACACATCGAGTACTGTTTATAGTGCAACAAATGAAGTAAGTGCTTCTGGAACTAATTATGTTACGACTGGAAACACTTTAGCAGGTAATGCTGTTGTTTCTACAACAGCGGTTGCATCTACTGATTTTACAGATTCGACTTGGTCGAGTGCTACTTTTACAGCAGCCTTTGGAGCAATTTACAATGATGATGAATCAGATAAATTATGTGTAGTATTAGATTTTTCAGGAAGTAAAACTGCAACGAATGGGACATTTAAAGTTTCATTCCCGGATCCAACAACAGCTGCCGATGCAATTATAAGCATGGCTTAAGGAGAATAAACAATGGCTTTAGTTTTAAATGACAGAGTAAAAGAATCCAGTACAACAACTGGAACAGGTACTTTTGATTTAGATGGAGTTGTAAGCGGCTTTGAAGGTTTTGTTGCCGGAATTGGAGATGGAAACACAACCTACTATACAATTTTTAATCAAGGAACTACGGAGTGGGAAGTAGGACGAGGAACTGTAACGGATGCTGCAACCGATACACTGGCAAGAACTACAGTTATATCAAGTTCAAATGGAGATGCAGCAGTAAATTTTACCAGTGGTACGAAAGATGTATTTTGTACTATGCCAGCAAGTAAAGTTGTTTATTTAGACGCAAGTGGAGACCCAGTAGGAGCAGCGAGTGCAGGATTTGCATTAGCAATGGCGGTTGCATTATAGGAAAAAATTATGGCACAAGATTTTAGAAACACTTTAACCCGAGAGATTAGCACAGGCGATACTACTATATTAGCTGGCGGAAATTATGATGCAGTTATAGGAATTAGATGTTGTAATATTGTAGCAACAACTATTTTAGTTGATGTTAAAATTGCAAAAGGCGGAGTCGATTACTTTTTAGCAAAAGGAGTCAACATCCCACCAAATTCAGCTATCGAATTGATCCAAGGCGGAGCGAAGATTGTTTTGGCTAGTGGCGATGTATTAGAAGCAGTTAGTGATACCGCAAGTTCACTAGATGTTGTTATGTCTTACATCGATACAATTAGTTCATAGGAGGAATTATGACGGCAACAATAAATGGCATCCAATACATTGGAGGACAATATTCTCCAGATGATTTTATAACTAATCAAGCATCAACGATTGAGGGAACTCAGACTGTTGTGAATGGGGTTCTTGCAGGACCTATTGTTTTACCCGGTACAATTACAGTAACAGGAACGTTGGTAATCGTATAATGAGTAAGATAGA